TATCTTCATAACCTACACTATTTAAAATAATAGGAACATCTCTCTTTATACCCATATCAGCCATATCATTGATTGTCAACGTGTAATCTGGTTGAAAGAATGGAAGTATTTGTTCTACAATCTGTAATGCATCATCAGAGTTTTTTGCCATTGCATATAAAGTAATTTCTAAATTATATGGAACAGGCATAAACTGTGAGTCTAATTTATTTGCATCTGCACTAGCAGATTTAACTTTCTTAAATTTTTGTACACGATTTAGTTTTCTACCAGCATCATATGTTAATGCACCAATTTCAAAACCAAGTCTTGGTAAAGTAATAGATGTTGCAGCTGATACAGAAGGATCTGCGTTCAAACGAGTTAAATACTTTTGTTGAGGCCCGTATGCAAGTGGTACTTTCATTGCCTGTATTACTTCTCCAGAATTATTCTTGCGAACAATCTGAACACTATTAAACATAGTTCCAAACGCAACAATGACGTTTCTTATAGTTTCATGGTAAAATTGTTGACCTAACATTATATATTCTCCTTATTCATTATATTACCCGATAGTTCACAACAAGTGTTGAATCATCATCCATTTGTGCGCCTGTTAGATTGGTTATTGATACTTTAAATGATCCAGCTGCAATAGTATGTATATTAATACCAACTGCTAAGCTTGAACTTGCCATCACAACTGATGTTGCAAGGCATTTATCAGTTGTAACTACAATATCTGCATGTATTGCATCGTCTGCTAAGTTAGCATTTAATGTAATAGTGTGCGATATTTTAGCATTATTTGATGTGACTGCACCTGCGCTTGTTACAACATCAGAAGCAACTGCCACATTACCAGCACTTGCATCTAAAATATTAAGTTCAGCAGCAGTTGAAGTAACACCAGTTAGAGCTGTTGCCTCATCGGCCGTCCCTGTAACATCGCCAGTTATGTCACCGACAAATGCGGTTGATGTGATACTAGTTGCACCAGTAACTACACCAGCGTCAATAATAATTGTACCATCAAGAACAATCTGTTGACCTGACAATGGTGTAATTAACAAGTCAGTACCAGCAGTTGAACTTAATGTATTACCATTAAGATTTAGATTATCTATTTGAAGTGCAGTAAGTGTACCAACACTAGTAATATTTGTTTGAGCTGCTTGTGTAACTGTTAAAGCAGTACCAGAAGCGTTACCTGTCACATTACCTGTTAATGTACCCACAAATCCAGTAGCAGTTACTTTACCTGTGCTTGGATTATAGGTAAGTGTTCCATCAGATTCTAATCCAAGATTACCACCATCAACATCTCCACCAGCAGTAAAGATAAGAGCATTGCTCTCATCTGTAGATTCGTTGTCTGTAATGGTAATTGTTGTTGCTAATGTTGCAAGTGCTACCGCAATATTAGCACTACCGTCAAATGAGGTTCCACCGATAGTTCTAGCAGTTTCTAGTATGGTTGCTTCTGCAGCAAGTGCTACCGCAATATTAGCACTACCGTCAAATGAGGTTCCACCAATGGTTCTAGCAGTTTCTAGTATGGTTGCTTCTGCAGCAAGTCCTACCGCAATATTAGCAGTCCCATCAAAACTTGTTCCACCAATAGTTCTTGCAGTTGCTAGTGCAGTTGCAGTTGCGGCAAGTCCTACAGCAATGTTAGCAGAACCATCAAATGATGTACCACCGATAGTTCTAGCTGTTGCAAGAATAGTTGCAGTTGCAGCAAGTCCAGAAGTTGATTGGTTACCAGCTGCATTTACACCGGGCAGATTTATATTAGCACTACCGTTAAACGAAACCCCACCAATTGTTCTCGCAGTCTCAAGCGTAGTTGCAGCTGCAGCAAGTGCTACAGCAATATTTGCAGAACCATTAAATGATGTACCGCCAATAGTTCTAGCAGTCGCAAGTGTTGTTGCTGTATCTGCGTTACCTGTAACATCACCAGTTAAATCACCAGCAAATAGTGTTGAAGTCAATAAACCACTACTACTATTAAATGTTAGGTTCGACCCACTCTTGGGAGGTAAATCGCCTGTTGCAGCAGTTGTAAATAATGGGAAACAAGTAGTGTCACTTGACTCATCTGCTACGGTAACAGCAGTACCAACAGATGCTAAAGCAACTGCGATATTTGCAGAACCATCAAATGATGTTCCACCAATAGTTCTGGCCGTTGCGAGTGCAGTTGCGGTATCTGCGTTACCTGTAACATCACCAGTTATATCACCAACAAATGCTGATGACGTAACACTTGTTGCACCAGTAACTACACCAGCATCTATTACTATTGTGCCATCAAGAACAATTTGTTGTCCTGATAGTGGAGAAATTGTTAAGTCTGTGCCAGCCGTACTGGTAATTGCATTACCATTAATATTAATATTATCAACTTGAAGTGCAGTTAGTGTTCCCACTGAAGTAATTGCAGTTTGGGCAGCTGTAGCAAGAGCGCCAGTAATTGTCCCTGTTGTTGTTAGATTCTCATTACCAAAGGAAATTGCACCAGAACTATCTGTAATAGAACCAGCAGCTATAGCAAGAGTTCCAGCGTTTAAAGTAGTTCCTGTTAGAGTTGTAATCGTTGCCGAAGTTTGCGTTCCACCAACTACACCTGTAATTGTTGGCGCAGTTAAAGTTACTACTGATGCGGTTGCACTGATACCCGTAGTTAAAGACGATTCATCCCCAATTAAAGTATAAATCTCTAAAAAGTTATCGTTGATTTTATCAGAGGCTACTCGTAGAGTATCCCCTGTTCCATCATTTGCCTCAGTACCTAATCCAAGTGATTGATTTGCCATTAAATTCTCCTAATACTATTTATAATCATTTAGGATCACCAAATGGATTGGATTCACTAAAGTCCAAAACTGTGGCACTTTGTGCGCTAAATAATTCGTTCTGTGCAGTTTTATCTGTTATATAGTCTCCAACAGATTTAGCATCTTCTTGTAATAAGTACTGTGAGTCACTACTATCAGCTGAGTTTTCAAGCACAATACTACCACCTCCAAACGATGCAGCATCTTCACCTGCACTAACTGTTGTAGCATCTACAGTAACATTAGTTATATCAACAGTATATAAATCACTATCAATAGTTAATGATTCACCAACTTGAGTACCTTGTTCTAAAGTAAATTGATAGATTAAAGCATCTGTCGATAGTTCATCTTCAATTGCATCAATGTCTGCGATACCTGTATCAATAACTTCTGAACTGTAATCATACAGACGACACCTTAATTTGTAAACTGGATTGTTGTCCAGTTGATAAAATGGCTCATCGTGATCTACAAAATTAACTTGAAACATCTTATCAAGTACAGGGTGATATACTACATCACCTTCGTTTGGTCTATCTGCATCTGTCGCAGATGTATCTTGTATAATGTAAAAATTAGAATCGCCTGATGCAGTTGACAGAGTAGATGAATTACCTGTCTGATTTATTGTTGCTTCTTCTAATAATATAGAACCGCCAGAAGTTGTATCTGTCGCGGTTTCTATTTGCATCTGTCTGTCTAGTTCTTGAAATCTTATTTTGTTAACAACGAAAGTAACTTCGCTTAAATTTTGTAAACCAAATTGACTCATTATTTCTTTTTCACCAGCAAACCCACCTTCAGAATCTTCAATGTACATTTCTATAGGGTGTTGTTGTGTAAACTTAGTTAGAGAATCTTCTCCAAATACAGTATCTTCTGCAACTGATGTACGGTCAAGATAATAAACATCATGGCCATAAATCTGTATTGCTTCTTTTATAAGATTACTATAAAGAGATTGTTCTGTTGCTATCGCGGCGACATTACTTGTGTGAAAAAATGAGTTAACTGCCATTGGTTAACCTATCATATAATTGATTGGTAATTCAAATGCCAATTGGATTTGTTCTTCTAATTTTTCTAATTCTTCTGTTGCTTGACTGAATATGGTTTCACCATTCATGGTAACACCACCCAACATTGCAACTCCTGAGAACTTGGATAAGTTTGCACCCCACTGTCTTTTGATAAGTGCGGTTGCATATCTTTTTAAATAAATATCATCATAGATATCTGTAAATGAATCTGGGTCTAATTTTCGATAACACTCAATAACCATATAGTCTACATCAGCAGTTACATCATTTTGCCAATCCATATCAACATAAAGACGGCCCTGATGTTGGTTAAAACGAATAGGTGTTTCACCAACAAGAATATGTTCGAGCAAATCTAAATTCTGCATTGTCATTTCGTATTGAATAACAGATGTTGATGAGAAATCAAATAGGTCGTTTAATCGTAATTGATAGCGAATATCAAACATACTACCGCCACCACCTGTGTTAGTGAATGGAAATACTCTTGTAACAGATACCACAGAGTTTGGAACGGGAATCCAATTGTTTCCTTCGCTCCAAGTTGCAGTTACACTGGTATCCACTATATCTGTTGCAATAGCGTCTGAGTTTCCTCTTGCGCGAGCAACATCAGCTGATGTTATGAGATGTTTAAGATACATTCTTTCAATACCATCATAATGATATTGTGAGAAGTA